GATCAAATCTATCACCACAAACTAGTTCAACTAATTTGTATGATACAAATTATTATGTAATGAACTCTAACTTCCGAGTTTATATTTGCTTACAGAACGGAACCAATCCAGAAAACACATCTGGAAGACCATCTCTTGACGAACCTTTATTTACAGATTTAGAACCAAGATCTGCTGGTGCATCTGGAGACGGATATATTTGGAAGTATCTCTTTACGATTGATCCAAATAGTATTATTAAGTTTGACTCAACAAGTTTCATACCTTTACCTCAGAATTGGTCTTCTAACAATGATGTTGCTGCAGTAAGAAATAACGCATCAACTAGTGGTCAATTGAAAATTGTGACCATTACGAATCGTGGTGTTGGTTATGGAACTGCTGCAACTTATAATAACGTTCCCATTAAAGGTGATGGAAGTGGTGGTAGATGTTCTGTTGTTGTTAATGCTGCTGGTAAAATCGACTCAGTTGAAATTACTAATGGTGGATCAAACTATACGTTTGGGTCAGTTGGATTAAGTGACGTTGGATTAACAAATCCATCAGGATCAACCGATGCTAACTTTAATGTAATCATTCCACCTCAAGATGGTCATGGTGCTGATGTATATCGAGAACTTGGTGCAAATCGTGTTTTAATCTATTCTAGATTAGAAAATGATGTATCTAATCCAGATTTTATTACAGGAAACCAATTCTCTCGCGTTGGTCTTTGTCGTGATCCATTAGCATTTGGATCTGAAAATAAACTCACACTTTCAAAAGCGAGTGCTGTTTATGCATTAAAACTTACTGGTGCTGGATCAACAACTACAACATTTACAGCTGATTCTGAGGTAACTCAAGAAATTGGTATTGGATCAACAGCTGTTGGTCGTGTGATTAATTATGATGCAAATACAGGAGTTCTTAAGTATTGGCAAGATCGCAGACTTGCAATATCAACTGATGGCACTGCACCCACATATGGATTTGAATTATTCAGATTTAGTGCTGATCCTGCTACAGGTGCTGGAACAACTATATTTGGGGGAACAAGTAATCTAAATATAGATACTAATTTCGGAACTTCCTTAGAGCCTGGTCTCTCTACCTCAATAAATAGTAGGACTTTCAATTTAGGAATGAGTTTTGTGAAAGGTGTTGCAAATCCCGAAGTTGAAAAATATAGTGGTGACATTATATACGTTGATAACAGAGCTGCTGTAACTCGTAGTTCTCAACAGAAAGAAGACATCAAGATCGTACTGGAATTTTAAAGAATCATGCCACAGGAAACCAATCTTAACGTCAGCCCATACTTTGACGATTTTGATAAAAATAAAAATTTTTATAGAGTTCTTTTTAAGCCAGGATCTCCAGTCCAGGCAAGAGAATTAAGCACTCTACAATCAATTTTACAAAATCAGATTGAACAATTTGGTACTCACTTTTTTAAAGAGGGTTCAAAGGTAATTCCAGGCAACTTAAGTTACGATAATAATTTTACATGTATTCAGGTTGAAGATACATTTCTCGGAGTTCCAGTATCATTATATGCAGATCAGTTAGTTGGATTAAGAATTACAGGTGCAAGATCAGGTGTAACGGCAACAATTTTAAAAGTTTTATCAAAAATAGATTCTGATAGAGATAATTTAACTCTTTATATTAAATATCAACAGTCTGGCACTGATTTTACAACTGAAAAATTTAGTGATGGTGAGAGTTTATCTGCAAATAAAGATATAGTTTTTGGTGCGAGTGTCATTGCTGCAAATGAACCATTTGCAAATACTCTAGCATTTGGTGCAAATGCAATTGGATCTGCAATGTCAGTTGGAGAAGGTGTATATTTTATTCGTGGAACTTTTGCTCAAGTTCAAAGTGAAACTTTAATTCTTGATCAATACTCTAATGCTCCAAATTATCGTATTGGATTTAATGTTGAAGAGAGTTTTATTAGTGCAGATGAAGATCCATCATTAAATGATAATGCATCAGGATTTACAAACTTTGCAGCTCCTGGCGCAGATCGTCTTCAAATCAATATTAGTTTAGATAAAAAAGATTTAAATGATACAAATGATCAAAACTTTATAGAAATTGCTCGTGTTCAACAAGGTGAATTGCAATCATTTGCAGAAGAAACACAATATAATTTAATTAATGACACCTTAGCACAAAGAACATTTGATGAATCTGGAGATTATTACGTTAAACCTTTTGAAGTTTTTGTAAAAGAATCATTAAATGATCAGATAGGAAATAAGGGAATCTATACATCAGAACAAAAAACAGCTCAAGGTAATACACCATCAGAGGGATTACTTACAGTTCAAATATCGCCTGGCATAGCATATGTAAAAGGGTATAAAATTGAAAGAATTGCAAGTGCTTTTGTTGATGTTCCAAAACCAAGAACAACAAAAACAATTGAACAGGAAGCTGTAACTTATAGAACAGGTGATCCTATATTTGTCAATAATGTATTTGGATCTCCCAGTTTAGGAATTGGAACCACTGCAACTGTAGCGTTACTTGATAAAAGAAGAGGTGGTGGTGGTGCAGAAATTGGACTTGCAAGACTTTATGATTTCAAGGCACAATCCGCAAGTTTTGTAAATCAAACAACTCAATATGAAACTCGTTTATTTGATGTTAAAACATTTACAAATGTTAAAGTTGGAACTGCAATTACTTCAGTGTCACTTGGAACTCATATTCAAGGTGCAAGAAGTGGTGCAACAGGATTTGTTAGATCTGCTGGTACAAATGTAACTGATCTAAGTTTAATTGATGTAAATGGTGTATTTTTAAAGGATGAATCAATATTAATTAATGGTGTTCAAAACGGAAGAGTTCTTACTAAAGTTGATAATTTTACATTTAATGATGTTAAGTCTGTAAAAAGTGCAGTTGGTGTCTCTACATTTGAAGCTGATCTTTTACTCAACAAAACTAATAAACTTAGCAATCTTGTATCAGGAAACTTTAGATTAAGTAATACATCTGGAAATGCTGGTGTTATTACTGCAACAGGGCAAAACTTTGCTGGCATTATTACATCAAATAATATTATAAGTTATACTGTGCCTGGCGAAACAGTTCCTCGTTTCAATCGAATCACGGGAGTTTCCACAGATGGTGATACAATCAATGTTGTTGGAGTTACATCTGTTACTGGTGTATGTAACGGTGGAGTTTCAAATGGTTTGATTCCAGGCTCAATCGATGTCAATGATCTTGTTCTTCGATCACCATCATTTAGAGTAGGTTCAAATAGTCTTGTCACGCCTGTAAGTCGTAAAAATCTTGAGAGTCTTGATGTTACAAATACAACAATACAATTAAGAAAACAGTTTAGTGATATCACAGTTGCTAATAACTCATTTACATCACCCAATGCTGGTGCAGATTTATTTTTCCAACCGTTTGATGAAGAAAGATATTTCATATCATATGATGATGGGTCAATTGAACCATTAAAACAAAGTCAAATTACTATTGCTGCTGATAAGAAAACAGTTACGTTTGTAGCTCTAAGTAAGGCGACAGGAAAAGCAAATTTATTTGCAACTGTTATTAAATCAAAAGTTAAGACTAAACAGAAAAAATTACAAGATTCTAATGTATTGGTTGTTAATCGATCAACTTTATCATCCTCTGGTATTGGAACAAATACGTTAAACGATGGTTTAACATCAAGTTCTGTATTTGGAACTAGAGTTCAAGATAATAAAATATCATTAAATGTTCCTGATGCATGTGAATTACTTGCGGTTATTGAATCAAATGATGCTGGAGATCCTGATCTTCCAGCATTGACACTAACGGCTTATGATGGCCCTAGTGGAAACAATTCAGATTTAGTGATTGGGGAAAAAGTTACTGGATTAGCGAGTAATGCAGTTGGATTAGTTGTTGAAAAACCAAATGCAACTACTTTAGGAATCGTTCTTTTAAATCAAAATAATTTTGATATCGGTGAAAAGGTTAAAACTGAAAAATCAGGAATCACCGCTTTGGTAACTGCAACCACCGAAGGTGATCGTAATATCACAAATCAATTTACACTTACTACAAATATTAAACCAACTTATTATGATTTCTCATTTATTCAAAGAAAGAGAAATTTTGAATCACCAACAAATAGATTAAAAATTGTATTTAAAAACTTCTTTGTAACATCAGATGATGTTGGTGACTTTTTTACAGCATCAAGTTATCCAAGTGGATCAGAAAAATTAATACCCATTGATGCAACTTTTGGTGTTGTAACAAGTGATTTAATTGATATTCGTCCTAGAGTCGCTGGATACAACATATCATCAACTATATCCCCATTTGATTTTAGATCTAGAACATTTGCATCACAAGAAAATAACATTCCAGATCCCTTAGTTCCTGATGAAAATTTAATAGTTAGTTATGACTATTATCTACCTAGAAAGGATAAATTATTTGTTACTAAAGCTGGTGCTTTTACTTATTTACGAGGCGTTCCTTCTGATGATCCAAAACCACCACAACCAATTAGTGATGCAATAGAAGTTGCATCCGTTTCAATGCCTGCATTTGTAAGAGACATTGATAAAATTAAAATTGTGAGAACGAAACATAAACGTTTCACAATGGCTGATATCGGAAGACTTGAAAAAAGACTTGAACAAGTAGAGTATTACACTGCACTTTCTCTTCTTGAACAAGACACTGCAAACTTACAAATCACAGACGCTAACGGTTTAAACCGATTTAAGTCAGGATTTTTTGTAGATAACTTTAAGAAACATGATGCTCATCAAATCGGACATCCAGATTTCTCTGCAAGTATCGATGCTAAATCTGGATACTTAAGGCCAGGTCATTATACAACTTGTTTAGATTTTGTTGTTGGTTCTAAATCCTTTATTGGAATCGGGACAACTGCAAATCCAACATTAGATATTAATTTCTTAACTGATATTGATGGTCAGAATATTAAAAAAACAGGCCGACTTTTAACATTAGATTACACAGAGAGAGTATATCTTAATCAGGTATATGCATCAAGAACAGAGAATGTTAATCCATATCTAATTGTATTCTATCAAGGAGATATTAAATTAAATCCAGATTCTGATACTTGGACAGATACGAAGAGACTTGATGCAAATGTTATTGAACAAACTGGAGAATATGATCAGGCAATTCAAGAGTTAGGAATTGATGTTCAGACTGGATTTAGCGAAGTTGATTGGGGTGGTTGGCAAACAGACTTTATTGGTGAAACAGTTCAAGATACATGGACTGAATCAAATCGAGAAAACTTAGGCACAATCACTGCTGCGGAAGCAAATAGTATTGCCACAGAACAAAACATAACAAATACTATTCCTCAAGCTCAAGGTGGAAACTTCTCAGGTAATGATTTTATTAGTGATGCTGCGATTCTTACAAACACAACATTCCAAGATGTAGAGGTAGGAACACATCAATCAAGAGAAGGTATTCAATTTAATGTCAAACCAGTGGTTACATCAACCTCATTGGGTGATAAAATTGTAAGTCGTGATATCATTCCTTTTATGAGATCTAGGAATATTGAAATTATCACCACTCGCATGAAACCTAGAACACGTTTCTACGCATACTTTGATAATATTGACGTTACACTATTCACGACACCGAAATTACTTGAGGTTAATATGACTTCAGGTGTATTCACAACTGGTGAGACTGTTAGATCAAGTGACAATACATTCGTATTCAGACTTGCATCAGCAAATCATAAAGAAGGGCCATATAACGCACCAACAAAAACATTAACATTAAATCCTTATGTGCCAGGTGCTGGTGTTCCTGCTTCCTATTCAACCTCTGCGACTCTTCTAAACGTTGATACCTTTAGTCTTGCAACTCAAGTTCAAGGTTCTTTCTTTGGAAATGTTACCAAAAATATGAAGTTAATTGGTCAAACAAGTGGTGCAGAGGCAACAGTTACAGATGTTAGATTGATTTCTGATTCAATTGGATCATTGAGTGCTTGTTTCAACATACCAAATCCAAATGTTGATGCAAATCCTAGATTTGAAACTGGTACAAAAACAATTAGATTAACCACAAGTCCAACAAACTCAACTCTAGCTGGAAGTGTAACAGGTGCAGCTGAGGCTAACTTTGCTGCTGCTGGTGCAATAGAAACATCACAAGAAAGTATCTTAAGCACTAAAGTCCCACAGATTGAAAGATTAAATGTTGATGAACAAAGAGTTATCAATAACAGAATTACAAGACAAGTTTCTACTAACCAAGCATTAACAGGTATTAGAAATTTAGTTGAAACTGTGGTTGAGACTGAAATTCAAGAAGTAGAGGTTGAAGTAATCAGAGAAGTTGATGTGGTTAGAGAAGTTGAGGTAATCAGAGAGGTTGAGGTTGAAGTTGAGGTAGTTAGAGAGGTTGTCAGAGATAGAATTGTTGAGGTTGAGAGAATTGTTGAAGTTCCAGTTTGGTTCTGGGAGGATGATGATCCACTAGCACAAACATTTACTGTTAATGACACTAGTGGTATCTTTATTACATCAGTTGATTGTTTCTTCCAAACAAAAGATGATGAATTACCTGTAACGTTACAGATTAGAACTGTTGAAACTGGATTACCAACAGACAAAATATTACCTTTCAGTGTTGTCGTTAAAGATCCATCAGAAGTTAATGTATCAGAAGATGCATCAGCAGCAACAACATTTATTTTCGATTCACCAATTTATTTGCAAGGTGAAACAAGATACGCTCTTGTTTTAATATCTGCTTCAGAAAATTATAATGCTTGGATATCTAGAATGGGTGAGGTGGATATATCTACAGTTGGATTACCTGACGAACAACAAGTCATTATTAGTCAGCAACCATACTTAGGATCTCTATTTAAATCTCAAAATGGTGTGACTTGGGATGCAAGTCAATTTGAAGATTTAAAATTTACTATTTACAGAGCTCAATTTAACACAAATCCAGGCTTAGGTAGATTCTTCAGTCCAGAACTATCTGAGGGTAATGATCAAATAATTACTTTACCAGACAATTCAATTCAGTCTTTATCTAGAAAAGCAGTGGTTGGATTGGCAACGGCGTTATCAACAACTCCGACTGCTGGATTAGTTCCTGGCGTTAAGATTAGTCAGTTTGATAACTTAAATGCATCCGCTACTTTAATTAATGTTGCTGGTATTGCAACGATTAATGGTTCAAATGATGTAACTATCGTAAATCCTGGCGCTGGTTATACGCCTTCTAATGGAGTTTTGACATATTCAGATATCCCAATGGTTACTCAAACTGGTGAAGGAACTGGAATTGTTGGTAATGTAACCGTAAATAATGGAGTTATTGGTGTTGTTACATTTACAAATGGTGGTAAAAACTATGCAGTAGGTGACACACTTGGAATCGGAACACTTGGTCTCGGAAATGGAAGTGGTGCTGTTCTTTCTGTTGGATTAATTACCGCAACAAATAGTTTAATTATTGATAATATTCAAGGTTCATTTGTCACAGGTATTGGCACACTTGGATTTAATAATGGATCAACTGTTCTTGGAATTGATGGAAAGACAGTTGGTAGCGGATCTACAATCACAAGTCTTGATGTAGATCAAAATAGTGATGGATTACACTTTAAAGTTGATCATAGAGCTCATGGATTACATGCGTTTAATAACTTAGTTAAGATTGATGGTGTTGCATCTGATGTTCCATCAACAAAACTAACTGCTGATTATGCAAATAATTCCTTAACAGATATTTCTGTGGTTTCATCATCTAACTTCGCAACATTTGAGGGTGTTGGTGTTGGAACAACAAACTTTGGATATGCTCTTCTTGGAAATGAAATCATATCTTACACAGGGGTTGCAAACGGATCAATTACTGGTATTACAACCAGAGGTATTGATGATACAGTTAAATCAAGTCATTCATCTGGTGATGAGATTAAGAAATATGAGTTCTCTGGAGTTTCTCTCAGAAGAATTAATAAGACTCACGATTTGAATAGTCCAGCACCTACTATTTCAAACTCTAAAGATCTAGACTTCTATCACATCAAGGTTGATATGGACAGTAATGGTGAAGATAGAAACGGTGGATCATTACCAAACCGTTTCTTCTCGACTACTAAACGTGGTGGAGGATCAAAAATAACTGCATCACAAAATGTACAATTTGAAACACTTACACCAAATATTCAAACTATAACACCAAATGGAACTTCTATTGGCACTAGAGTTAGAACTATATCTGCAACAAGTATTGGTGGTAATGAGTCATCATTTGTAGATCAAGGATTTGAGTCAATCTCAATTGATAATCAAAATCATTTTGAAACACCTCGAATGATTGCATCTAAAGTAAATGAGAGTCGTCAATTGGATGATCTTCCAGGCAACAAGTCTATGACACTTGAAACAATAATGACAAGTGTCAATTCAAATGTATCACCTGTAATTGATTTGGATAGAGTTGCTATGGTATTAACTACAAATAGATTGAATAGTCCAGTTTCTAATTTCGCAACTGATTCTAGAGTTAATAAAACTGGTCAAGATCCAGTTGCATCATCTTATGTTTCTAAACTTGTAAGGTTAGATAATCCAGCAACAAGTCTTACAGTTCAACTTGCTTCATATCGAAGAAATGGATCTGATATTCGTGTATTCTTTAAAACAATTGGTGAGGGATCAACTGAAAACAGTATTGATAGAGATTTTGAATTATTCCCTGGCTTTGATAATATTGATCAGTTTGGTAAAATTATCAATCAGTCAAATAATAATGGAAAACCTGATGATCTAGTGACACCCTCTGTTGGTTTAGAATTTAAGGATTACACATTCTCAATCGATGAATTACCACCATTCACTAAATTCCAAATCAAAATTGATATGGTGGGAACAAATCAAGCACAACCACCATTTATCAAAGACCTTAGAGCAATTGCATTAGCATAATATGAGTAATTACGTTCCAGTTGAGGGTAAATCTGGTCTTTATCGGGATGAAGACTCGACAGCTATTGTGAATCGAGATAAGAAATCTTATCTTGATTATATGAGACGCAAAAAAATAGCAGAAAATAAAAATAGTGAATTAGATAAAATGAAAGAAGATCTTGATAATGTTAAAGGTGAATTAGGTGATATCAAGGATCTTCTATCTACTCTTGTTCAGAAACTAAATAATTAAAAAGATGGCACAACAGGTAATTACATTTGATCCAGATGTTGCCGTTCCAATGGGTGTAAATCTAACCATATTTTCTGGTGCAGATTTTAATACAACCTTCACAGTTAAAACTTCTGCTGGTTCAAGTATTAATTTTACTAATCATACTGGTAGAAGTAATATGAAAAAATCTGTGATTGGAACTGCAAATACTTTTGGTGTAACTCTTGGAACCACAGATGGTAAAGTAACTTTATCAATGGGTTCAACAGTCACCAGAAGTTTAGCTGAAGGTAGATATCTATATGATGTAAATGTGAGTTCTGGTTCTACTTTCTTTAAAATTATAGAGGGTAATGTGCTTGTTAGATCAGGTATTTCAACATAGGG